TTTGACACCCTCATATGATATCTCATCATTTACTTCAAAGGGTTGTCCGTAGAATTTATTATTTTCAAAAGAAAAAGTATATCCGTAGTTCTCACAAAAACTTACAATCTTATCCAGCAATCCAACATAGATTTGCTTGGAACGCATGTCATATAAATGAATTTCTCCATTCCAATTTCTACCACGATACTGTGGCATAAACTTGGCATTTGGGACTTCAAATTTAAAATGATCTCTTAACTCATATTCAATATGAGGTTCAGTATTGATTTTTAGAAAGACTTCGTTAGATTTAGAGATTACAAGATCTGTTGTATTCACAAGGATTTATCACCTGTGAATATTTATCACTCATGACTAAACTTATATTCTAGAACTATTCTGTACAAAAAATTTTTTAAATATTGTAATCTTTCTTGTTCTTCAGCATCACCGCCGGGCCATTTGTCCACATGAACAGAGACAGATCTGTATAATAAACGCAAATCATCTATTCCGAACTGAAGTTCTATGTATGGAAGATCTTCATCGAAATCATCATCTTGATAAATCCAATCTTCCGACATTACCCTAACCCCGCGTTAAATCTCATAAACTCTATTGCGTTTTTGATGTGGTAAGTTCTATTACTTACTTGTTTAAGTATACTCTCAATATAAACAAGCATTGTATCATAATAGTCAATCTTTAAAGAGACTGATGAGAGTTTGTCATCCGCATCCAAATATTTTTGCATAGTTTCTTTATCCCTAATTTTTTTAGGGAATGGATTCTCCACATAAACATCAGGATCTGCTTTTCCACTAAAGTACTCATATCTTTCGTGCCTAATGTTTTTTCTTTGTTGTTCTGCTTTCTTCCTTAGAAGAAATATGGTATTATATAGTTCAAAGTATTTTGCATGTAGAGATGGAATTTTCAAAGACTCTTCGTGTAAGTTGTCTCTGTCAATATCAGAATCTTTTTTCCACATCTCTTGAATTGAATCAAGATCAAGACTCATAATTTGTTGCCAGACATATCAGTTATATTGTAAATAGTATACTTGAAAGTTGCCTCTGCTGTAAAGTATGCAACATCCTCACTTGTAGCATCAAAGTTAAGTGTAGACAGTTCTACAGGGAACATGTCTTGGAACACTATTTTAAAATTAGGATTATTGCTACTAGTTAGAATCTGTAAAGTAGCGTCAGAATATAAATTTAATTGCGATTGATCAGGTTGAGTAAAAGTTTCATTACCACCTTGCCAATTATATGTTTCTTTTAAACTTTCTGGATATCCTAATCCTCTAATCCAATTATAAATCTCAAGATAGTTTTCTAGATTTTCATCTACAAGAAATCTTAAATTAAAATCTCCGAATTCAACCTTGTCACCTGGTTGATCAATATTTTTAAGATAAGATGGTTGAATAGCAGTTCCCATTGAAATTGCAGGTAAGTTCGCAGAGTTACCAAAGAAAGCAACTTTAGGTGCTCTCTTCAATACAAACTTAAAACCAGTGGGGGATAAGAAATTTCTATTACTTATCTGATTCTCAAAAGGATTGCCGTAAGACATCGTTTTTTAAGTATTTAGATAAAAAAAGGGGAACCTTGCGGTTCCCCTTGCACTTCCTTCACACGTAAGGAAATTATATCACATGAGGTTCTTAACAGCAACTCGTCTGTAGTAACGGTTGGCATTAACATTAAGAGCACCCAGTTGAGCGGATGTTCCTTCAGCGAATGGGTTGGCAACCATACCGTAACGAGTCTTGAAGCCAATCTTGGGTTGGAAGGTATCCTGTCCAACGGCACGAACCATTTGAAGGGGAACGTATGGGCAGTAGAACAGTCCGGCGTCATAAGGAGAAGAACCTTTATAACCGACAACGTAATACTGATTACCAGGAGTTCCGTTACCTGAAGTCAGGTTGGCAGCATAAGGATCGATGTATACGCGATACTTACCTTGCAGAACACCAGCGAAGGTGTTACCTGTGTCATCAACGTTCAGGTTAGCGTTCAGAGCAGGGGTGTAGTCAAGTACACCAGCCATAGTGAGAGCAGAAGCAACGTCAGCAGAGCAAAGGATAGTGTTGCCCTTTCCTCTACGAGTTCTTTGTGCAATCGCGTTGGCGTCTCTTTCGATCTGGAACAGCAGTCCCTTGAACTTCTCAACACTCCAGCGTCCGTTGGAGTCGATATCGAGATCGAACTCACCAGCGGTAGCGGTGTTCTGAACAGCACCTTGCTCAGCAACCTTATAGATGGTACGGATAACTTCGCGGTTGATCTCAGCCAGAATCTCAGTGGAGAGAATGTTGGCGAGTTCAGCCTCGGCGTTTAAACCGTGGATTGCTTTCAGATCCTGTGCCAGTTCCAGGGAATACTCAGCTTTGAGGGCGCGTGACTTAGCAGTTACGGTTACCTTCTCAATGCTGAATGCCATTTCGTTGAAGGCATTCTGAGCAGCATCTCCGAGTGCTTCAGACTCGGCAGTTGTCATGCCCTGTCCAACGTTATATCCAGTAGGCTCAGCAGAACTTGTTGGATTCAGTACGCTGGGGTTAGTTCCGCTTTGTGCGGTTGTACCCATACCACTGGCAGAGGCAGTCATGCCACCAGTCAGGTTGCGGCCGAAGTTCTGTCCAGCGAATGCAGAATCAGGCTCGTTGTAGAACGATTCGGTTCCAGTCTGGTTCTGATAACGTGAACGCATCGCAAAGATGAGTCCAGTAGGGCCGCTCATGGGTTGAACGCCAGCCAGATCATAAGCGATCAGGTTGGGCATAGAGCGTCTGATCAGGGAGATCAGTACGGGATCAAAATTATCTACACTTGATCCGGTTGAGTTGGTAGGAGCAGCTTCGTTAAGAAGTGATCCACCGTTCTCGAAGGAGGAAGTCTCCTTGAGGAATTTTTCTTGGTTTTCGAGCAGGACGGCGGTTACAGCCTTTCTATGAGGATCCTTGATGGAATCGAGTCCATCATACTCAAGAAGGGGTGCCCACTTTTCCTGCAACTGTTCGGAATGGAACATTGCGGTTTACCTATTAAAAGTTTAGTGTTTGTTTATGTTAAATTCAGGATTTGCTAAAAGTTCCCAGGGATCTGAGATAAGCACTCATTTTATCAGAATACTGCTGATGGTTATGAGTTTCACCTTCAGACAGGGTTTCGGTTTTAGCAACGGGAGTGGACTTAGGGAAATATGATTCCTTCAGTGTCTCCAGTTTTTCACGATAAGATTTTTCACTTTCAAACTCTACACTTTCGGAAAGTGAGGCGAGCTTCTCCTTCTGAGTAGACGCGAGTCCTTCAGAAATTTCATCAAGGATACCTTCTGCAACAGACTCATTGAGTCTGGAGTTCAGGGAGATATTCTTTTCGATTTGCTCGTTGAGTTTTGTCTCCATATCATCAAGTTTTTCTACCATGCTCTCAAGCACATCATACTTCTCTTCAGGGATAGTTACATAATGTTCTTCAAAAAGGCCCTTCATTCCGGAGAGGAATGATTCAGTCATTTCAGTCTTGAGTCCTGCTTCGATAGCAAGTGCATTTTCTGCAACCCACTCGTCGGCAACATACTCAAGATAAGAATCAACACGCTCAGCGAGTGATTCTTTCGCTGCCTCAACTTCTTCAGCGAACTTGGCAGCATATGCTTCTTCCAGTTCTACTTTAATAGTAGAAACTTTGGAATTGATGGCAGATTCAAAGATTGTCTTTGCTTTTTCTTTGAAATCTTCGGAGAGTTCTTCGCCACCGAGAAGAGCATTGACATCTTCTTCAATGTCATACTCAGCAACTACTTTTTCTTCAGTAGTTTCTTCTTCGGCAACAACTTCTTCGGTAGTAGTTTCTTCTTCAGCAACTACTTCGTCAGTGGTTTCTTCTTCGATCACTGGTTCCTCTACTTCAACTTCTTCAGCAGGTGCAGACATAGCTGGTTTTGCCTTAGCATTTACAACATCCTTAACTTGCTTAAGGGTTGCACCAGGTGTCTTCAGCTTTGCTGAATCATCATCAGTCTTATAGTTCTCGGGAGTTGGCCCACCGAGATCCTCATAAGAGGCAGTTTGTCCGGGGGTTGTTCCAGACATAGAGGGCATAGGATCGCCAGGTTTTGCGTTAGCGTTAGCAGCAGTTTTAGACTGCTGTACATTGCCTACTTCCATTTCTTGTAAATTTTGTCCACTAGACATTTGAACAGCTCCGTATCCGTTTTTAAAAATACTATATTTATTTATAAATTAGAAAACTTTATCAATAAATTAGAGATTGTTGAGAAAGTCTTGGAAAAGATTTAATTTCTTTTCATCTAATTGCTTCTGGGTAGCAAGGGTATTGATCTGCTTAAATGTTTTTTCAGCATATCTTTCGCGGAGGATTCCTCCTTCCCATACCCAATCTTTTCCTTCCATAATTCCTTCGACAAATGCATCAGGTGCGGAAGGATCAGCAACGATATCAGCAGCAGTTGCTAACATGAAATCATCACCTACGATATTAGTTCCCTCTTTTGTCATTTTAAGAGAACCAATACCTCTAGAAGAAACGCCAAGTTTTACTCCTTCATCAATTAGTGAAGAAGCAATCTTGCCCATAGGCGTTGCTAGGATTTTTGCTTTACCGATAAAGTTAGAACCAGATTCTCTCAGAGAAACAATTTTGTGAGATACACGATCTAAGTTGACTGTAGGGCCGTCAGGATGTCCAAGTTCGCCAAGTGCTCTGCCTGCCTGAACATGGTTTTCGTTGTATCGTTCAACTTCGCGGCGAAGTGTTTCCATAGGATACATTCTACCATTACGGTTT